GGGGCCGCCCTGCTCTATGGTGTTTGTGGCCCCGTTGTACAGGAAGCTGGGGCGCTGGTCAGCGTCCTCCCTCGACTGCAGGGCATCAGACGACAGGTTGGGCGTGGAGGCCAGTAACGCCGCAGCCCCAGACGCCAGCATCCCAAGCCCTGCTAGGGCTAACACCGGCGTGCCGGTAGCGAGGCCGACCACCACGAGCACCACGCCCAGGATGATGGTCCCGATGCCCTTACTGCTGGTGCCCCCACCTCCGCCGCTGCCAGACACCACGGGCACAAAGTGCAGGTCGTTGTCACCGAGGCCGACCAGCAGGGAATTTCTGTTCAGGAACTTACCCGTACCCAGGTCGGACCCGCACACCACATGCCAGGCCCTGACCCTTATGAAGTCAAGAAAGCCTGGAAAGTTGGCCGCCAGGGCGCGTACGGCCTCGGCCGCATCACGGACGTCCAGACTGACCGTTTCGACGAACTCATCGCCCAGCGATCCGTGAAGGTGAATTGTTCGGATCATCCCTCGTACCTCAGAGCGTGGGTGATGTACCGTGACCAGTTGCTCATGGGATCGCGGCGCGACACCCGGTTCCACAGGTGGTGTAGCAGAAGGTTGTTGCCTAAGTATATGCCGCAGTGGTTCGGCCTGCCGTCGCTAGCCACCGACCCTATCACCCCGTCGCCGGGCTCTAGCTCGTCTATACCGATCTTCTTGAAACCCGCATCCTCGAAGCCCTCGGTGAAAAAGTTCGGGGTGTCCGTTTCCCACCACACCGGCTCCCTGGGGGCGTCTGGTATATCGATGGACAGCTCGGATCGGTAGTACGACCTGACCAGCGAGTAACAGTCGTACACGCCCGACACGAACGGCCTGCCGATCAGGGGTACATCCCTGAGCTGGTCGCCCCAGAACCACGGCCCGGACCACACGCCCTCACCGTTCTGATGGACCACGGCCCACGGCACGCCCGAGGAGGTCTGCCCCTCCATGTCGGCCTTGGACGCGAACGGCAGCAGCCCCTCGGCGTTGGGGTGCGAGTGCACCACCGCCCGCAGGGCATTAGTGGCCATGTACCTGCCGATGAGCTTTGAGCCCACCTCGAAGTGATTGATAGGGTCTGCGGCCACGTTCTCGCAGGGTACGTACATGAGCCTGTTGCCGGACAGATCGGGTTTGCGCACGATCAGGCCGCACGACTCCTTCGGGCTCTCGCTGTGGGTGTGATCCAGTATCACCCGCAGGCTGCTGGCGGACAGCCCAAACGGGTTGGTGAGGTCGTCGGTGCACACTGCCATCAGGTTCATCACTGCCTCCTTAGCCTGCCGGCCCCGAAGAACGCATGGGTGGGCAGCGGGTCGTCGGGGAACCTGAAGGAGCAGTCACGTCGCTGCTTGCCGCACCTGTCCAGGGCAGCGGCCGCCACCACGTTGCCTTGGGCATCGAAGATCGCCGATCCCACGTAGGGGCAGGTGGCCTTGCCGTAGTCGAACTGCCCGGTGGGACTGTCGTACCGCCTGTATATGTGGTCGCAGGCGTTGGCTAGAACCTGGCGACGGGGCAGCTTGGTGCCCTGCTGGTCCACCACGGATGCCAGCGTCCACTCTACGAACACCTTGTTGTGGGCGGTCTTCTCCTCGACCCGGAACACGTCGACGGGGTAGTGCATATTCGGGTCGGCGGCGGGCTTGCCGTCGAGGTACTTCTGGTAATCGTGGCCCCGACCAGGTCGCCCAGCGTGTTGACGGCCGACTGCAACACCAGATGGGCGTTGCTTATCCTGACCTTGGGCCGGGGCAGCGACCCCTGTGACGTTAGCTCGAACCCGCTTGCCTCGATGGGTACGGAACTGTAGGTCCTGCCCTGCCATACAATGTTGCCGGAGTTGTCCAAGCTGGGCGTAAAGTACTGCACCGAACCCGCTGTCGGGTCTATGCCAGTAGTGTCCAGCGTGAACAACTCCACCCGCACCCCCTCATCGAGGAACCTGGACTCCGGGGGGGTCACCCTCAATCCCGTGGACGCTTGTCCCCCGATCAGGCCCGTGTTCACCCACGCGCGCACCGCCCCCGGAAGGGGAGCATACGCGTGCCTGTCGCCTGAGGACCAGGAGGTGATCATGCTATAGTACCTTGGTGTGCAATTAACGTCACAGGCATCCCCGTCAAGGCTGGGTTATAAGACTCACTAATTGATCTTTGGCCCCCGTCGCGGCGAAGCGCAGGATGATGACGTCGCCGTTGGTGTCGGTCGCGGCCAGGCTTATCTTGTAGGCACCGTTGGCCACCTCCACCACGGCGTTGGCCGCCGCCCCGAACACCCCGCCGTCTATGGATCGGGTGGCGGTGACAACCAGCCCCGTCTTCGGATCGCCCGTGGTGCTGTCAAACATAACAAAGGGAAAATTGGCCAGTGCGGTGTTCTTCTTGGGCACGATGTTGAAGGCCAGGTTCACAGACCACACGCCGGCACCGTACATAACGTCGTAGGACGCGGCGGCCATGATCATGTAGGTCTGCTTGATGGGCAGCGCGCCGGCCATAGCCACGTTGACCCCAAGGATGCCCAGCGACCCCACGTCAGCGGTGGACAGGGGGCAGTCGTACATCCCCAGGGCGTCGTGTGTGGCGGCAGTGATGCTGCCCTTCTGGGCCATGGCCCCGGCGTTCTTGGATAACCTCACATCGGCCTGCGCTATGGTCAGCGCGATCTCGGCGGTCTTGCCGTCGGTGTCGTCAAGGAACGGCCCCAGTTTGATGGTGACCGCCGTGCTGAGCTTGAGTACCCCGTCCATGTCAGATCATCCCCATATTTCTATAGAAGGCCATCTTCACCGGCACTGTAGGTGCGGGTGCCGCGAACGCTATGCCGCTGTAGGTGCCCAAGAGGTGACGCCTGTCGTCAGCGTCCACCGACCCATCAACCTCGAACAGCAGATGGGTATTGGCCCCGTCGTCCATGCTTAGCATAGAGAACCTTTTCTCGGCGGTATCTAACGTCATATCTCTACCTCAATTAAGGCCCCGTGATAACTTCCTCTTTGGTAGCGAGCGACCCGTTATCCGACACGACCGCCTTGGCGTCCACGGTGGTCTCATCGTCGGCCATAAGGCTCCACTGGGTGGCGGTCTGGGTCTTGCGGTTCCTGAATACCTTGTACAGCCAGCCCAGCAGTTGAGCGGGGGTGGGGGCTAATGGAGGGGCCACCTGTCCGGGGAGGGTTATGGTGGTGGACCCGTTCACCTGGGTAACGTCAACGGCGGGCACGACCCCGCTGTTGCGGTTGAAGGCATGCTGGGCGGACGCGTTTCCATAGGTGTGGATGATGACCGCCTGGTCCTCCCACAGCTTGGTGGCGGTGGCATCTACGCAGGTGATCATGATCCTGGCCGCCTGCATCTCCGTGGCGGTCAGGGCCAGGGAGTACATGCCGTTCCCCTCGTGCACAGGGCTGCTTCCGGCGTTGGCGAAGGCCCCTTCGTTCTTGCTGATTTGGGTGTCACCGGCGGCGAACGTGACAGGGGTCTTTTCGAAGTCCAACGTGCCTCGGTCAATCAGCGGAAACAGTAGGGTAGCCGCTACGCCGTACTCTTGCTCTACGTACATGTCAGATCACCTCTTGTCCAAAGGGCCGAACTTGGCCTTCTCGGCCCGCCGCGTTTCGATCCTAGCAGCGTCAACGGGGTCTAGGGCTACCGAACTTTGCACCCTGGCTAAAACCCGCGTACCGGCACGCTCAAGCGACGGATCGGTTACCCGCGTCGTCCACCCCTTGCCGGTCTTACGACCGGGGTCGACGATCTCGCCCGTCAGTGCGTTGCGGCCAGGTTTCGGTAGTCCCTCGCGCGCCGCCATCTTGGCCTCGAAGGCGTCGTACTCAGCGCGGGTGTTGAAGATCAGGTCTGGCATCAGATACCCCACTTATTAAGTAGGTAATCCGCATTGTCGTCACGCTCTGCGGCGCTGGGTAGCCCGTCGCAAAACACCATCTCGAACACCTCACCGTCGATATGGAATGACCCGTCAACCCGAGCCCCTATATTGATGGGGGTATTTACTCCCCAGTTGGTCGAACTGGTCTGGCTGTCGGTGTCCGATACCTTGTCTACACGGCAGGTCAGCGCCGTACCCGAGCGCCAGAACTCGACGAGAGCAGGCGTGTTGACGGCGACGTTGAGGGAGGCCCACGCCTTACCGGCAGCGCCATCCCACATACGTGGGTCGTTTCCGGTCATGCTTGGGTTCCACCCTTTCCATAACGCCTCATCGATGGCAAAGGCGTAGGAGTTGGTCGTGATGATATCCATCTCGACGGCCATCACGAGATAGGCGTCACCCGTCCCGATGGAGAACACCGCCGAAGCCTTGGACAAGATGTTGCTGTCGGCCGCGATGAAGTCAGCGGTATCGAAGCCGTTCTGACCGGCTGTGATGCGCGCCGGCTGCTTGGTTGCCGTCGCTTGTGCCAGATGGTTGGCTTTGGGGCTCTTGTCGTCGATCTGACTTATGTCACTGCCGTTCAGGGTGATCGTCGAGGCATCTGAAAAGTCCCACCAGCCGACCAGGTTGGGTAGGTCCAGTGGTGTAAACGAACTGAGTATGGATCGGGGCATCATAGCCCCCCGCAACAGCCCTCTGCCTACTCCCCTCATGGCGACGGCCTACACATTGAGGTCGAACTCCTTGATGAACTTCGCCGTGACGTTGGCGTACCCGGCCCCGGTCGGGGTCATGGTCCACGTCTTGCAGCGGAACACCTGCTGGGCCTCGTTAGGCGGGGTCCACAGGAACGCCTGGTAACCGCCCCTCGCCTCCAGGAAGGCGGTGATGGTGTTGGCGTCGGCCAGGGATAGGCTGGTCAGGGCGACGTTGAAAGTCGGCTTTACCCCGTTGATGCCGTCCAGCGCCCGCTGGGTATACCCGTCACCGAAGTCGGCCTCCACCACCTTAGGCGTGCTCGTCTTGGCCTGGCCCCAGTCTACCGGGATGTTGGCATCGGGGAACGTTGTCAGCGCCATGGCCTCACCCCACCGTTATGCCGTCGGGGGTGGTCTTGTTAAGCATCCCGCCGGGCCGCTGCTCGTCCCTGAATATCTCCATGACCCTCTCCTTAAGGCCCTGATCAAGCCTCCTCGCGAACCGGCGCTGATCGACCTGCTGGGAGGCCCCGCCGTTGGAGTCGCCGCTCAGGGTTATCTCGAACCTGGGCGAGTAGACCAGGGTGCTTCCCCTGCTGGTCTCGGTGGCACCTGGGGCCGATACACCAAGCCGACCCCTGCTGTCCCTGCGCAGCGGCAGGATGGCCTCCGGCCCGGCCTCACCCATGACACCCAACCTAGACCCGCCCTTGCCGAACCTGAATGCTGTGGGCTTGTCGACGATGCTGTTGGCGAACTGGGAGCCCTTGGCGAACTGCGCACCCTTGGCCGCCTGGCCAAGCAGGCCCGTGGCGGAGTCGAACCCGGCACCCTTCGGTACACCAGGCGTGCCCCCCGCTCCGAAGCCAAGGGACTTCAGCAGGAACGTTATGGCGAGCTGCACCAGTTGCTGGGCGATCACCGCAGCTATGGCCCTCAGCGCGTTGGCCGCCCAATCCTTCCAGTCCGTCTTCTGGGCGGTGAAGAACCTGGTGAAACCGTCCGCTATGACACCGACCGAGGTGCCCAGCACGTCGCTGACGATGCGCGCCGCGTTGGTGGCGTTGTCGGCGTACTCTTTCCAGAAGTTCCTGAAGCCCTGGCCGGCCGACCGGGACTGCGCCCTGAACCGCTTCTGCTGCTCTATCAGGGTGTTCACCTTCTGACGGGCCTGCTCTAGCTGCTCGTTCAACCCCTGCTGCTCAAGGGCCTCTAGCTTGGTGGCGAACCGCGCTCGTATCTGCTGCTCGATAGTTTGGTTCTTGGCAGCGAACTTGATGCGCTCCTTCTCGATCTGCTTGTCCAGCCCTATGAGTATCTCGCCAGCCGCCTTCTTCTCCACCGAGGCCACCGCCGCAGCGGACGAGGCCCGCGCCTTGTTCAGGGCGACCCCCTCCTTCAGCTTCAGGGCCAGTAAGTTGGACGCCTGCTGGGTCTCCTCTGCGGCCACCTTACGGGCGATCTCGTTTTTATCGGCGCTGGCGAGTACCGCGTTATTGGAGGCTATGCGCCTGCGGTTGGCCGCCAGGAACGCCTTCAGCCTTTTGGCCTGCTTATCAGCCCCAGGAATCGTATTAAAGGTCACAGTAGACGTAGTCTCGGGCTTGGGCTTGAAAGACAGTACCGCGTCCAACTGGGTCCTGGCCTTCAATACGTTCTTTTTAGCAGACTCTATCAGGGCCTTGGCCGCAGCCACGCCCAACTCCTCGGCCTTGGTGCTTTGAACCCTAAGGGAGTCCCCCCCAACGCCCTGTCGCTCCGCAATGGCCGCCCTGGCGTTGGACAGCCTGGCCGAGGCCAACACTAACTTAGCTTTAGCTAAACCAAGGGATATCTCGGTGAGAACAAGTTGGGTCCTGAACTCGGCACGCAGCAGGTTACTGGCGGTCTTCCTAAGCCCCACGAGTATCCTGGCTAGGCGGATATTGTCACCTTGCTCTTTCTTCAGCCTTTTGTTTGCTGCTACCAGCAGGTCGGTGTTATTGGCCAGTAGGACCACCGCCGCTGCCGCTGCGGCGATCACGATCACGATAGCCCCGAACGGGTTGGCCGCCATGGCCGCACCCAAGGCTGTCATGCTCAAGGCCAGACCCCCCATCGCCGTACGGGCCAAGGCCGAGGCTACTGCCATACCCCTGAGCCCCACCGTATTCACCCTAATAGCCAGGGTTGCCAGGCTAAGGTTAGGTACCAGAACCGTCTTCAACACACGGCCAAACACCCCGCTTATAAGGGCCGCTGCGGTTGATCGTACGATCATCACCGCCAGTACGGCTATGAGCGTGCGGATATTGTTGGTCACCAGCCTTACGGCGTCCCCCAAGGCCCCACCAAGGGCTGAAGCCGCCCCTCCGCTGGCCCGCAAGAACCCGGTCAAACCCTGCAGGGCCTCGCGAAGCGCCCCCGTGAAACCGCTCTCGCCAGTGGCCAGCACTAACTCCTGCATGGCGGAGGCTGCGGCCTTGGCGTCACCGGCAAGGTTATCCTTCATCCGGTCAGCCATTATTTTAACAAAACCACCCGCCTCGTTAAACTGCTGGGTAAACCTCTCCAGCTCCGGGATGTTACGAAGTAGGACCTCCATGGCAGGACCACCACGCTTGCCGGCTGCCTCAAGGGCGGCCTTCACATCGAACCCTGATTTGGCCAGGTTTTTCATGACCTTGGACAGCCCTAGGGCGCGCACGTCTACGTCCCTCAATGTAAGCCCTACATTCTTAAGAGCCTTCTTTGTGGCACTGCTACCCAGGGCCAGGGTGGACAGGATGTTGCGCAGTCCGGTGCCTGCCCGCTCGGCCTGTATGCCGGCATTTGACAGCACCCCGACGGCGGCGGCCGTCTCCTCTATGGATACCCCGAACGCCTTGGCCACCGGGGCGGCGAAGGACATGGCCGTGCCCAGCTGCTCGACCGTGGTGTTCGATGACGCAGCGGCCTTGGCCAGCACGTCCACGAACCGTGAGGTCTCATCGGCCGACACCCCGAACCCCCTCATCACGTTCGACACGATGTCACCGGCCCTTGCTAGATCAAGCGCGCCGGCCACGGCCAGGTTGAGGACGTCGGGTATGGCCTTCATGATCTCGGCGGTGGTGAAGCCAGCGCGGGCTAGGAACACCATGCCCCCAGCGGCCTCGGTAGCCGTGAGTACGGTGGTCGCCCCCAGCTGCCTGGCCTGGTCCTCAAGGGCCTTGAACGTCTCACCAGTGGCCCCTGTGAGAGCCCCTACGGTGGACATCTCTGTGCCGAACTCGCTTATCAGTTTTATGCCGCTGGCCAACCCTACCCCAGCACCTATCGTCAGCAGTATTCCCCTCATGCGCGATAGGGTTCTGGTCAGCACCATACTCTGAGTGTTAAGGGCCTTGGTGGCCTTAGCCGTCTTTCTATACTGCTGTCCTGTCTTGTTGATGGCGCGGCCATGCCTATCCAAGACCTTAGTGGCCTCGTCTTTCATTTTTATGACAAAAAGAAGCTCAGAGTTCGTAAGAGCCATCAGCCTGCCCTTGGTGCGCCCACCCCACGCGGGGCCGGCCGGTTAGATCGCCGCTTGTCCTTCTTGTTCTTCTCCTCCCGGCACTCCTCGATCATGCCCTCAAGCATCCCGAGCAGCCTCATCATCTTGAACCCCTGGGCCGACACCGGCCCCTCGTCTGGTAGGAACCCCTTCTCATAATGCCCGTGGGCGGTGAACAGCCTTGAGAACCACATCGGCTCGTCCAGCAGGGGCCTGCGGGGGCACTGATGCTGCTCCTCCCCGTCGATCAGTATCGGGAGGGTGGCCGCGCTCTCCCACGTCAGTCCCCCGTCTTCGCCTTCGACGAGGCGGGCGTGGCATCCCCGGAACCGCTTTTGGTCGTCGGTGCAACTTTCGCACTTCCACTCGGGGAGGTGTTCGAGGGCGGCGACGACCCGTCGGAGTTTTTTTCCTCTGTCTCCGACACGGTGTTCTGCCGCTGAAGCTCCTGGAACAGCTCGTTGAGGATGGCGTTAGGTAGGCGCTCAAGGACCGAGTCCTCGGCCACCCGGTACACCCTGCCCCCCGGAAGGGTCAGCCTGCGGCTATTGAACGGCCTCGGGGAGCCATCGTCGTTCTGCCAGTTCTTGATGTCGACGATGCCGAACCTGCAGGCGTCCACGGCGGCGGCGTTCATGTTGACTCTGGTCTTCATGCCGACCTGGCCGTCCGGGTCGTCGGGGTCTACCCCGGTGGCATCGAACTCCGTCACCTGATCGTTAACGCGCCCCATCACGAAGCTGTCGAGCACCCGGAGGGTAAATACAGTGGGGCTGCCTCCCTCCACCCCCTTGTCGGGGTCCAGGCGGGATACGTAGTCCCATACCGAGTTGATGTTTAGTGCTTTGAGTGCCATCAGATTGCCCCTCCTTCGGGCGCTGCCTTACTGGCTCGCCGACCTTGTCGGCTATGAACTTCTCTATCCTGCGGTTGCCCGCCTCCTTGGCCAAGACCCTCGCTGATCCGAAGGTCAGCTTGACCCCTACGACCCTGCCTAGACCTGTACTAGGCTCGACTTCGGTTACTACGTATATTTTCTGCTTTGTCGACACATCACGCCATTACTATGAGCGCCTCATCATTACCCGTAAACCGGGAAAATCTTACGCCCGCGTCATAGGTGCGTGTACCATCCCGGTCGGCGTACGACAAGGCGTTGTACTGGAGTTTCGGCCCGTACAGCCAGATCACCTCGCCGACAGTCTTGCCGGCCCTCATGGTCAGCTGGAAATCCGTGGAGGCGGCCATCTTGCCCCAGAAGTCCTCGCTGGCCACAAGCACCGCCTCAGGGTCTAGGCCGCCCTCGGGAGCCCTGGCCGTCAGGTTCACCCCGTTGTAGCCGTCGGCGGCGTTGACCGAGGGGCGAGGAGTGATCTCGTTGTTC